GGCGGGCCATGCCCCGCGCCCATTGCCTCAAACATACCGGACCGGAACCCGTGGCCAGTTGGCCGTTGTCACCGGCAACCGGCAACCGGCCCGCAATCGCCGGATCTAGCCCGCTGGCCGTGGCCACCGGCAACCGGCCCGGCGGGGCGCGGCGCGTCGTTATTGCCCGCTCAGCGCGGCCCGCGGCCCGTGGTTAGGGACCCCCGCGTATCGGGTCAAAACCCGCGGTTTTCAGCCAGTTTTTCGCGATTTTTGCGCCGCGGCCCACGTGCTGGCTGACGCTAGCTAGGGCCATGTTTCTCGCAAATATTTATGTGAAAAATGATATGAGTTGTTAACTGCCTAATTATTGTGCATATTTATGCGTATCTTTTGTGCAGTTAGGGGCCCCCTATGGATGTTTCAGATCAGGAGGCGAAACTTCGTCTTCGGTTAGCTCAGATTGAACGCAATGAAGCTTGTCGAGCGGACTTTTTAATCTTTGTAAAAAATATGTGGCCAGAGTTTATTGCTGGTCGTCATCATAAAATTATCTCTGATAAGCTTGAGCGTGTAGCCACGGGTGAGTTGAAGCGTTTGATTATCAACATGGCCCCGCGACATACTAAATCAGAGTTCGCTTCGTTCTTGTTTCCTGCATGGATGATGGGTAAAAATCCAAAGATGAAGATTATTCAAGCAACGCACACCACGGAGCTTGCTGTTAACTTTGGACGTAAAACAAAGAACCTGATTGATAGCGATGATTACAAAGAAATATTCCCGGAAGTTCGTCTGGCTGCTGATAGCAAAGCTTCTGGTCGTTGGGATACTGCCTCTGGTGGGATGTACTATGCGGTGGGAGTCGGCTCCAACCTCGCGGGTCGTGGTGGGGACTTGGTAATTATTGATGACCCGCATTCGGAACAGACGGCGATGTCGGCGAATGGTTTTGACGATGCGTGGGATTGGTACACAGGGGGCCCCCGACAGAGGCTCCAGCCGGGTGGGTCGATAGTTTTGGTTCAGACTCGGTGGTCTGAGAAGGACATGACGGGTCAACTGCTTCGTGCAATGGCTAAAGATCCTTTAGCAGATCAGTGGGAGGTTGTGGAACTTCCTGCCATTTTTGAAGACGACACGCCATGTTGGCCAGAGTTCTGGTCTATGGAAGATCTCACCGCGGTCCGCGCATCTATACCGCCCAGCAAATGGAACGCGCAGTATCAGCAGAACCCGACGGGCGAAGAGAATGCGATTATCAGGCGGGACTGGTGGAAGCGTTGGGACAAGAAGAACGTGCCCAACTTGGAGTTTGTCATACAGAGTTATGATACGGCGTTTAGTAAAAGAGAAACGTCAGACTATTCTGCGATCACAACGTGGGGTGTATTTCATCCGGAAGAAGAGGGCGGCCCGCCTGCTTTGATACTTCTTGATAGCCAGAAGGGGCGTTGGGATTTTCCGGAACTGAAAGAGATAGCGTTGGATCAGTATAAGTATTGGGACCCCGACACCGTCATCGTAGAAGCGAAGGCATCTGGTTTACCGTTGACGCATGAATTAAGAAACGTAGGAATACCAGTTGTTAACTTTACGCCGAGCAAAGGTAATGATAAGGTAACGCGAGTTCATTCTGTATCTCCGCTTTTTGAGGCGGGCATGGTCTGGGCACCGGACGAAGCGTTTGCAGACGAGTTGATTGAAGAGGTAGCCGCGTTTCCCAATGGTGAATATGATGACTTGGTAGATAGTATGACACAGGCTTTGATGAGATATCGTCAGGGTAATTTTGTGCAACTGCCGTCGGATGACTGGGGCGATGAGGACACCGAGATAAGGGTTAGGGCGTATTACTAATGGCAGATAGTATCGTAGACTTGGGGGCCGCCGCTGTTGACTATGTAGGCGACAAAATATCAGATGCTTTTGATTACATGACAGGGGCCCCGGAAGCTTCTGCCAGTGGCGGTTATTACAAAAGGCTTGGTCCCGGTGCACGGCAATACTTTTCTGGTCCCGAAGAAAAAGAAGGCGAAAGCTTTTTTGAATATTTGGGTTTTGAAGACGGCGGCGTAGTAGAACTTGGAGAGGGTTCTCCTATGTCTATGGCGACAGAGGAAGAGATAAAAGAATTTTTGAAGTTTCTTCGCATGAACAGACCGTCATACAAAGAGGGTGAGTCCGGAAAAGAATATAGAATATATAGTGATTTTTTGGAACCAACGCCTCATAACCCAAACGCTAGGATTGAAAGAGACGGTAGAATTGTTCAGTTGCCCCCGATACCTCCATCGTTTGCCGGTCAAAGCATGGGCCGCGAAGAATTTTACGAGGGTTTTGCAGACACGGCATCTGGAATTACAGAAGAAGACATACAAAGTGGTGTGGCCAGTCTTGCGGATTTACAAGACTCAGCCAGTATTGGAGACCCGTTTGCTGGTCGAGAGGGTCGTTTTGTACCACAGCAAATTGAGATAGAGGACGGCAAAGTAATCACCAACCCTATCGGTTTTGATGACGGCGGCGAGGTTGGAATAATGTCCGCGCTCCTCGACCCACGGATTGATTTACCTAGTTCAGAGCAGCAGAACGTGGTCCGCGCATCAGGTAGAGAGGGCAGTGAGGGTGCTGCCATGTTTTATCCTGAAGGGTCTCTTACTTTTGAGCAGGTGCTTGAAACTAGGTACGGTTACCCAGATGACGTAGAACGTGGTGATTTTGACACCACTACTGAGATTATGCGGGCGGAGCGTCCAAGAGCAGACATGCCTACCTATCAGGAGTTAGAAGATGCTAGGGCACACGCTTTGCAAAGTGCCTTGCTGGCAAAGGATTTTGGACCACGGACCGCGCAACAGTTGGGTGGTTTGTCTGAGTTTACAGATAAATTAATGGGTGCGACTCCTGAAGATATTATCATGGACAAGCGTAACAATGCCTTTGGTGCAAAGCTGTTAAAACAGGCAGGTGTAAACGCCACTTCTCAACAGATTGCCCAGATGGTTGATGATGAGGTTTTCAAACAGTTGGATGTTATCCTTGGCAGAGAGCCGGGTAAAAGGAGATTTAAATCTCCAAAAACCGGTATTGATGTATACTTTCCAAGAGACCGTCAGGGTTTCTTTAACGTGAATAAATATGATTAAGGGGATATAACATGGCTCGTGAACCGATAGCCGGGATGGTTGACAAGAACGTCCCCTCACAGTTGGACATGGAGGACTTGGCGGCTGAAGTAGAGCTTGAGCTACCGGGCAGCATGGAGAACGTCGTGTCTTTTGAGGGCATGGCGGAGAACATGGATATAGAGATCACGCCAGATGAGGACGGCGGCATGACTGTGGACTTTGATCCGCAGGACCAGCGCGGCAAGAGCGACGATTTCTACATGAACTTGGCAGAGGAGATGCCGGACAGGGAGTTGTCTCGCATAGCCAGTGATTTGATGGCTGAGTTTGATGCCAACAAATCGGGGCGACAGGAGTGGGAAGATGCTTACGCTAACGGTTTGGAGTTGTTGGGGTTCTCCTACGAGGAGAGGGCCCAGCCCTTCCGGGGAGCCACCGGAGTCACGCATCCGTTGCTTGCCGAGGCGGCTACGCAATTTCAGGCGCAGGCGTTCAATGAGTTGTTGCCAGCCAGCGGTCCCGTGCGAACTGCTGTACTTGGATCAGAAACAAGGGAAAAAGAGCAGCAGGCCATCCGTGTAAAGCAGTTTATGAACTACTACATCACCAACGTGATGGAGGAATACACGCCTGAACTTGACCAGATGTTGTTCTTTTTGCCTCTGGCGGGGTCTACATTCAAAAAAGTTTACTATGATGAAACAAAAGGGCGGGCTGTAAGTAAGTTTGTACCGGCAGAACACCTAGTTGTCCCATATGAAACCTCAGATTTAGAGACTTGTCCCAACATAACGCAGGTTATCCGCATGTCGTTGAACGATTTGCGGAAGAAACAGGTCTCTGGGTTCTATTTGGACATGGATGTTTTGCCCGCGCAGGGTCAATCGGGGTCCGTTGAGGACGAAATACAGCGCATTGACGGTGTTACACCCACTCAGATCGACTATGACTGCACTATTTTGGAGTGTCATGTCGATTTGGACCTTGAGGGGTACGAAGATGAGGACGATGAAGGTGATTTTACCGGCATCAAGATACCATATGTTGTCACGATCAGTCAGGACAACGGGCAGATACTGTCAATTCGACGAAATTATCGTGAAGATGACGAGGAAAAGCGTAAAATTCAGTATTTTGTGCATTATAAGTTCCTTCCGGGCTTTGGTTTTTACGGATTAGGGCTAATTCACACGATTGGCGGGCTGTCACGGAC